CAATTGATAACTTTATTGAAAAGGTACAAGAAGATATTAATGAATTACAGGAAAAAAGTGGAGATACTAAAGAACAAGAAGATAAATTGAAAGATTTATACAAAGAATTATCCAAATTGATGGAACAAAGAGATGAATTAACATCCAAAAAACATTATTTGGATATAATTTCTGTAATGTTGAAAGATACTGGTATTAAAACTAAAATTATTAGGCAATATCTTCCAATTATTAATAAATATGTCAATCGATATTTGGCAGCTATGGACTTCTTTGCTAATTTTACAATTGATGAGAATTTTAAAGAATTGATTCATATTCGTGGAAATAAAGAAAGAACATATTATCAATTATCAGAAGGACAAAAACTTCGTATTGATTTGGCAATTTTATTTACATGGCGAGAAATTGCTAGATTAAAAAATTCCGCAAATACGAATTTATTGATAATGGATGAAATTTTTGAAAAGAGTTTGGATGCATCAGGTGTGGATGATCTTTTAAAGATTATTCAGTTATTAAGTAAGGATGTAAATATTTTTGTTATTAGTCCTCAAGGTGATTTATTGATTGATAAGTTTAATAATACATTGAAATTTATTGAAGAAAAGGGATTTAGCATTTTGGAGTAATTATGATGGAAAAACATTATTGGGATAGAAATGATTATATTCTTGAAGATCAATCTATCAATGTAACATTTAAAGAATTGTTACTAATGGATAATGAAGAATTCGAAACGTGGGTTGATAAGATGCGCGCCCGTGTGCTTGAGGTATGGGATGAATATGGAGTTCCACCATTAGCTGGATCCAATGAATTTGAAATGGAAGAAGAATTCCGTAAGATGAGTGGAACTCCTGGAATCACTCTTTCACGATATAAACCTAAATCAGGATCTACAAAACCTTATGTTGATGAATTAGATGGAAAAGAAAATGTGATTATTAATGATGGATGTATGGGATCATGTGTGAATCAATTTTTTCCAACCATGATGCGTGCTAAAATAAATTATCAAACTAAAGTGACTGAAAAGGGATTTAATGGGTATGCAGTTTATGATTTATTCAAAGATAATAGATTCCGAAATAGGATGCAAAAAGGATGCCGTAGACATTTTCGTAAAGATTCATTTTACAAATATTCCATTTCAATTTTAGCTAATAGTGATATGGGTTTAGTTCCAGCGGCTACTGGTAAAGAATGGGTTCAATTATTCAAAAGAGATTTTGTAAAATTTGGTGAATATGGATTTTGGTTGAGTCGTGTTGAACCTTCCAAAGAAGGTGAAACAGGTAGTGGTTATACTCAAGTTGATGCTTCAAAATTTTTATGGCTTTCTAAAGCTGATATTATTGAATTATTTACATTAGGAATTATAGGTCCAGAACACCTAACTAATTTATTAGGAGAACTTCCTCCAGCTTTCATTAAACCTTTTGGTTCAAATAAAAAGATAAAAATATATCTAGATCCATATTTTCAAGCAATGGAACAGGATTTAAAAGAAGAAGAACAATACCATATCCGTTTCTTTAAGAATTCAACTCGAATTTTTCCACTTGGATTTACAGCATTTAAAATTGGTTATATTCAAGTAGCAGTAAATTTTCCACCAATGGTTGCCAAATATCTTTATGAAAAATATACAGACCATATTAAAGATCAACCAGTAATTAACATTTATGACCCATCTGCGGGTTGGGGTGGCCGAATTGCGGGTGCAATGACTGTATTAGATGATAGACATATTCATTATATTGGAACAGATCCAAATACAGATAATTTTATTGATGAACTTGGAAAAACTCGTTACGAGTATTTGGCAGGATTTATTAATAATTCATTGAAACATTGGGGTTATGAACCACATACATTTGAAGTATTTCAATTAGGGTCTGAAGTAATTGGAAAAGATAAGAAATTCAAAAAATATAAAGGAAAATTAGACCTTGTTTTTACATCACCTCCATATTTTTCAAAGGAACAATATAGTGAAGATGAAACACAATCATGTATTAAATTCCCTCAATATGATGCATGGCGAGAAGGATTTTTACGTCCAACTTTAGAAACTGCGGTTTCTTATCTTAAGAAAAATCGATATTTACTTTGGAATGTAGCAGATGTTTTTTATGGAAAAGAATGTATGCCAATTGAACAAGACAGTTCTGAGATTTTGAAATCACTTGGAATGAAATTTGTTGGTGTTGAAAAAATGGTATTAATGAATATGCCGGGTGCGAATCGCATTGGAGAAGATGGAACCCCTCTTTGTAAGAATTATATCAAAGTATTAGGACGATTCCGGAAATATGAGCCGGTTTATGTGTGGAAGAAAGAATAATGTGGAAATTAAAGTTAACCTAGATGAATTTAATAAACTATTAGATAGTATAATTGATTTAATTGAAAATTATGGGAAACATGAAGATCCAAATTCAATTTGTGTAATTCACTTGGACGAAATGCGAAGACGGCAACAAATTGTTATTGATGCGGTCAAGACATTCCGTCCAAGTTATATCCAGAAAACTAGCTTTTCTGGTGTTTCCTCTGAATAGCATCAATGAGGACAAAAACTGTAAATACAGTTAAAACGAGTATGACTGTCATACTATTATAGTTGCACGTTTAATGCAAATCTCAAGTTATTGATTCTAAAGATAAGGAAATTTTCGTATGTTGAGAAACTACGCAAATTTGGGAAAGGATAGTAGAGAAATACAACACTCATAAGGAAGAAACATGTTATATGCAAATAGTTTTGATGATGTTTTATTAGTTCCACAAAGAACATTTGGAGGTAGTCGTGATCAAGTTTCATTGGCTACTTCGGTTGCTGGTATTCCATTAAAATTTCCCATTTTATCTGCTAATATGTCTTCGATTACAGAAACCGATATGGCAATAGAAATGTATAAATTTGGTGGAGTTGGAGTATTACATAGAATGTGTTCTCCTAAAGAACAATTATATTTACTTCCAAAATATGAAAAACCACCTGTATTTGTTTCGGTTGAAGGGAAATATAAAGAAGCATTAGAAAGAATTAGATTGTGTGAAAAGTATCATCCCTATGGATATTGTATTGATGTGGCTCATGCTGATTCTCCTGAAGTTGAAAATACAATTTTAGAAATTTATAGTAAAATTATTCCAACACCTAGATTGATTATAGGTAATTATGCAACTCCTAAAGGTATTGATAATCTTTTAAAAAGGTTGGGAGGTAATTTTCCATTATATGATTTATCATTTAAAGTGGGGATTGGAAGTGGTAGTCAATGTACTACAAGAATTGTTACAGGATCTGGTCTTCCTACTTTAGAAAGTATTTTTAGAATTCGGAAATTTTTTCCTAAAATTAATTTAATTGCTGATGGAGGAATAAAGAATTCTGGTGATATTGTAAAAGCATTAGCCGCTGGAGCCAATTCAGTTATGTTAGGCCATTTGATTGCTGGGACAAAAGAAACTCCAGGTAATGTGATTAAAGATGATGGAAAATTATTCAAAATATATCGCGGTTCAGCATCGTTTGGACAAAAATTTGAAGTTCAAAAACAAGGATATATTGAAGGTGAAGAAACATTAGTTCCATATAAAGGACATGTATCTACAATTCTTACTCAATTAATGGAAGGTGTTCGTTCTGGTTTTTCATATAATGGTGCACGTAATATTGTAGAATTATGGAAGAATGCTGAATTTGTTCAAATTAGTGCCGCGGGTTATCATGAAAGTACTGCTCATGGCGCTTGACAAATTACATAAATCATGTTATAATTAAATTTATGAATGAATATAGTAGAATTTGTCCAAAATGTAAGAAGAAGTTGGTATATTCATCTAAAACATGACTACAGCGGGAGGTAGGGCCGAATGACAAAGTACGTTGCCGGTTTTCTTTTCAGTTCTGACGGCTCCAAGGTAGCCTTGATCCACAAGAACCACGGGCCTGCTTCGGTGGTAGGGCACTGGAATGCCATCGGCGGTAAGCGCACATCCGGAGAGCCTGGGTTGCCAGATGAAAGCGCCAGCGCGGCCATGTGGCGCGAGTTCAATGAAGAGGCTGGAGTTGCCGTGGGTTGGACGCTATTTCTCAGACTTTTTGGGAAGGATTGGTCTGTTGAGTTCTTTCATGCCTTTGACACAACAAAACTGGAGGCTTGCCGCACGCTGGAGTCCGAAGAGGTGCGCATATTCCCAGTTTCGGACCTCCCCAACGTGGTTCCAAACCTTCGATGGATCATCCCGATGGCGAGAGGCCACCAAGACGATCACGTTTGGCTGTACGAGGTGGAAGAGAAAGAGACTTTTGCGCCATGCGGGAATGATCCAAAATAAAATTTTGAAGTCTTTGGAGATTAAATGATAAACATTCAATCCAAAAAGATGTTGGCAAAATTATTAGCTAAAGAAGATTTAACAGTAGTACATGCGGGTATTTGTACTGCGTCCTTCGATCCAAAAAGAAGAATATTAACTCTTCCAATTTGGAAAGATATATCAAATGATATATATGATCTTTTTATCCTTCATGAAGTATCACATGCATTATTTTCTACACAAGGAGGAAATATATTTACTGAAGCATGTATGTATGTTAATCCTATTCATCCTCGGGCTGCAAAAAGACTTATCAATATTGTAGAAGATTGCCGTATTGAAAAACTTATAAAGATCAAATATCCTGGTGGCCGAAAAGCATTTTTAAATGGATATAAAGAATTAGTAGATAGAGATTTTTTTGCTACGAAATCTCGTAATATAAATGAATTCAATATTATAGACCGTATTAATGTTTATTTTAAAACGAGAGATTCTTCAATTATTTTTTCTCCAATTGAACATGAATTTGTTGATCGTATTGAAAAAGCATTAATATTTAATGATGTTATAGATATTTGTTTTGACTTATATAAGTATGCTAAAGAGGAACAAAAGAAAAAAAGAGAATCACAAAAGGAAGAAAATCAAGAAGAGAAACAAAAAGAACAGAATGTATCTCAAAAAGAAGATTCTGATGTAATTGATCCCGATTCAGATATTGATGAATCTGATAATGAGGAAGATACTGTAGAACCAGAAAAGGAAGAAAATGAAATTAAAAAAGATACTTCCAAAGAAACCAAAGAAACCAATGAAGACAAAAAATCCAAAGAAACCACTAAAACCGAAAAGGACAATGAATCGGAATTAGATATTCCTATAGAATCGGAAACTGATAAAACTTGGGAAAAATCTCAAGAAAATTTAATTGATTCTATGGCTAAAAATGTTAAATATTTAGGTATACCTATTCCAAAATTAGATCAAATTATTATTCCTTATTGGGTAGTTCATTCTGAAATTAGATTATTTTATGATCAAAAACCAAATATGGTTTCTCTTCATACTAATGAATTTGAAAAATTTAAAGAAGAAAATAAACCAGTGGTTGCATGGTTACAAAAAGAATTTGAAATACATAAAGCGGCCGATGCATACCGTAGAACCCAAATTTCAAATATGGGAATTATCGATCTTCATAAATTAAATAGGTATAAATTTGAAGATGATATTATGTTGAAAGTGGCCACTATACCAGAAGGTAAGAATCATATTTTACAAATTTTTGTTGATTGGAGTGGTTCCATGGAACCACATATGTTGGGAGCTATTCATCAATTATTGAATTTGGTTTTATTTGCTAAAAAAGAACAAATTCCATTTGATGTTTATACTTTTGGATCATATGCAACACATAGTAAGCAAAATATTTTTTCTTTGGGAATAGAAGCAAACGCGGATGAATTTATACATCATAAAGATGATTTTGCTTTTTTTGCAGGATTTAAGTTACGTCAAATTTTATCAAGTAATATGTCCGCCACAGATTTTAATGATGCTTGTATTAATTTATTAATGATGGCTTCTAGTAATCAACTTTCTTTACCACCCACAGATTTAATGGGAGGTACTCCTTTAAATGAAACCATTGTAACTGCGATAGAGATGGTTAAACCATTTTGTAAGAAATATCAAAAAGTAAATACAATTTTTATTACAGATGGTGAAGCAACAACAGATCATTATTATGTAGGTAATGAAGAAGGACATGTATTACCTATTGATTGTAATAAAAATGATATATTTTTGAAAGATCCAATAACTCATATAGATTATCCAATTTCGGTATCATCTATGGAAAATACTTCACAATTTTTACAAATTTTCCGTAATCGTACAGGAGTTAATGCTATTGGATTTTTTATTTCGGGAGATTCTGAAGAATTAAAAAATCATGCGTTTGAAATTTTATGTCCTAAAAGATGGATAGATGAAGATAGCCAAAATAAATTAAGAGGTGAATTTAATAAAAATGGTTTTATTTTGGCTGATGATATGGGATATAATGAATTTTATATTATTCCTGGAGGAAAAGAATTGAAAATTCATTTACCATCAAGTCCGTTTGCGCCAGCAATGCCAATGAGTAATCGTCAAATGGTAACAGCAATGACTGATCATGGATTGAAACAGAGGAAACAACGCGTAGTTCTCACTCGGTTTATACGGATGATTTCTTAATTTTATAATGTCCGCGTTTTTTAACAAGATTCATTAAATAGGGTACTTGACAATTCATTGAAAATATAGTATAATTAAAGATAGGGGTTAGAAATGTCCAAGAAAAAAGTGGATAATAATTCACCAAAAAGTTTAACAACAAGCCAAAGATTATTTTTAGATCAACTAATTGCAAAATTTGGAAAGAATGCAAATCTTGTAAAACGTTCTGATTTATTAAAAGCTACAAAAGAGATTAATGGTTTAAAATTTGCACCATCATGGATTAGTAAGAATTTAAAGGTTCGTATTCCAGATAAACGGGCCCGATATGATTTGACTGTTCTTTTAAAATTGCCAGTTGTGGCATTTAAAGATGTAGTAATTAAAACGAAACCATTGAAAGTTCCAAAGGAGCCAGTTGAACCTGAAGTATGGTAAGATGAAAATGATGTAAAAGCGAAACCTTTTGGAATAGAATAAAAAATTGGATAATATACATTATGAAGAAGAAAATTGAAAATTCAAATAATTTTATTCCTGAAAAAGACCCAACCTTTGTTCCTTTTGGTTGTTATAATGATGTAAAAACTATTATTGATAGTGGTATTTTTCTACCATTTTATATTACAGGTCCCACAAGATCTGGGAAGACATTAATTCCTTTACAGATTTGTGCAGAAAATAAGAAAAATTTGTATCGAGTAAATATTACGATTGAAACGGATGAAAGTGATTTATTAGGAAGTTATAAGTTAATTAATGGAGATACAATTTGGGAAGATGGACCAGCAGTTAAAGCAGCCGAAGATCCTAGTGGTGCACTTCTTTTATTAGATGAAATTGATTTAGGTTCTTCCAAATTTTTATGTATGCAACCTCTTTTAGAAGGTAGTGGAATTTATATTAAAAAAATTAATCGTTGGGTGCATCCTTGTAAGGGTTTCAATATTGTAGCTACAGCTAATACAAAAGGTCGAGGTAGTGAAGATGGTAAATATATTGGAACAAATGTAATGAATGAAGCATTATTGGAAAGATTTCCTTTAATGTATGAACAAGGATATCCAAATTCAAAAATAACTGCCAAAATTCTTAAAAAGAATTTATCAATATATGGTATTGAATCTCCTGATTTTATTGATTGTTTGTGTCAATGGGCAGAAAATATACGGCAAACATATAATCAAGGTGGTGTAGATGAAACAATTAGTACTGGTCGTTTAGTATATATTGTGAAAGCTTATGCCATTTTTAAACGTAATAGAATTAAGGCTATTCGAGATAGTATTGCTAGATTTGATTTAAATACTCAAACTAGTTTCCTTGATGTTTATACCAAAATAGATCCAAATGCACAAGATGGACCTGATGATATAGGAAATGAAGATAATTCACACCCTATTGCTCCGCCAATTAAGAAAACTTGGTAATTGACAACCAAATAGAAATATGTTATAATGAATAATGATAAAAAGAAAATTTAGTATTTTGGGATATATTTAAAATGAATGAAGAATTATGGAAAAAAGAACCGCCTCCAATAGTAAATAATAAACCTGCTATTTGGGATCTTGTATTAAGTGATTTATCAAGACAAAAATTTCCTCCAGGATCAATACAAGAAAAAACACAATTAAAATTGATGGATGATATTAAATTAAGGGACCGTACAGGATATCATAAGTATGGTACAAGACTTCAACCATTCAATGGGCGTGATGCATTAAAAGATGCTTATGAAGAACATTTGGATAGTTTAGTATATATGCGCCAAGCTTTATTTGAAGCAATGGATACCGTAATAGTTACTAAAGATTCTGAAGCATATAAATTAGTTTTAATGCAACATTATAAATCGGTATTGGAAAATACATTAAGATTGAAATTTATAATTGAAATGAAAAAGGAATTAGCTAATGTCTCTATTATTAACACCAATAACAACTGATATTTTAAAGAATTTTGCAACTATTAATCAAACATTATTGTTTCCAAAAGGAAATAATTTGGTAACACGTTCTGTAAAGAAACATACTTTTGCAGAAGTAGAAATAACAGAAAAATTTCCTAAAAGATTTACAATTTATGATTTAACTCAATTTTTATCAGTAACAACACAATTTGAAAAACCAACATTGATTTTTGATGAAGCTGATGAATATGTTAAAATTAGTGATGAATCTGGTGGTTTATCGGTTAAATATCATTATGGAGATGAAGCTTTAGCATATATTCCAGATCCTAAGAAAAAAATAGCTTTACCTAGTACTGAAGTTACCTTAAAATTAACAGAAGCTCAATTTCGATCAATTACAAATATGGCTAGAACTTTAGGAACGCCTGAATTGGCTCTTGAAAGTGATGGTAAAAAGTTAAGTCTAACTACATTAGATAGTAAAAATAGCAGTACAAATACAACCAGTCTTGAAATTGGTAAAGCACCTGCTAAAATTCCTCCATTTAAATTTGTTTGGAAAATTGATTATTTAACATTAATTCCAGGCACTTATGATGTTGCAGTATGTAAAGATGGTATTAGCCGCTTTAAACATGAGACTTTACCACTTACATATCATATTGTATTAGAAGCAAATGCTAGTCAATATGGTAATTAAAATGTGGAGTTATCTTCTAAATGGATAGGAAGGTGGCCCTTCACGCCACAAATCCGAGTTCAATCCTCGGTAACTCTACCAAAATATTATGGATAATAAATCAAATAATGTGAAAAGGAAAAATGGAAATTATGGCACAAATGAAAATTAATATTAAAACTAAAGAAGTTAAAAAAGAATCTAGACGTTTAGGATCTATTACATATGGAACAGTATTTTCTGGATATATTGATGGTTTGGGTAATGGAATTTTTCTTTTAGCTGGTGAAGGTGTTTTTAAATTAGATAAATCACTTCATCCTTTTAATTCTATATATGTAGGTCCTGAATGGGATATTATAGTTAAAGGATACAAGGAATTAAAATCAACCTTGACTATTGAAAATGGCTAAATCTACTAAAAGAAAAAATACAACTTTACATTGCCAATTTTGTGGTCAGAAACGTAAAATGGCTCAATTTTTGGCAATTGATACCAGTGAACCAGAAAATAAAGAAAAACGTAAAACATATCCCTTTAGTGTAAAGAAGTTCCTTGATTTAATTCAATCAGATCAAGTAGTTAAATTACCAAAATATTATGCAGGAGTTTGTAGTGCATGTTTACAACCTACATATTATCAAGGACAAAATCAAGGAACTAAATTGAAAGTGGTGGTTACATAATGGAAAAATGTAAAATTTGTGGAGAGAGTGACCAATTATTTCCTGATCGCGCGGGTTATTTTATGATGCTGTAATTCTTGAGGGTGAAATGAAAGGAGCACCATTACTTTGTAGATGGTGTAGAGATCCTAAATATCCTACAATAATTAAATTGAAAAAAGAAAAGGAAAAAGTATTACATGATTCGTAAAGAAATTATTTGGGCAGAGAAATATCGTCCACGTACGGTAAAAGATACAGTCCTTCCAGAAAACCTCAGAATAATATTCCAATCTTATGTAGATCAAAATATTATTCCTAATATAACTTTACATGGTGTTCCAGGAATTGGAAAAACAACTATTGCTCGTGCGCTATGTGATGAGTTGGATGCGGATAGTTTAATTATCAATTGTTCTGAAAATGGTAATATTGATACATTGAGAACAGATATTCGTGGTTTTTCATCAACAGTATCTATGACTGGTGGACGTAAAGTAGTTATTTTGGATGAAGCTGATGGGCTTACCAAGTTAACTCAAGAAGCATTACGGAATTTCATGGAAGAATTTTCTGGAAATTGTAGTTTTATTTTAACTATCAATTTTAAGAATCAAGTAATTGATGCTTTATTTTCTCGCTGTCCTATTGTTGATTTTAAACCAACAAAAGAAGAAAAAGTTTCTATGGCCAAACAAATGCATCAACGGATTGCCGAAATCTTAAAGATAGAAAAGATCCCATTTGAAAATGCAGTTTTAATGCAATTGATTTCGAAATTCTTTCCTGATTTTCGTATGACAATTGGTGTAATTCAAAGATATGCAATTACAGGAAAGATTGATTCAGGTATTTTAAGCCAGTTGGCCGATGTTCCGATTAAGGAACTTTTAGCAGCAATGAAAGATAAAGATTTTGGTAAAGTGAGAAAGTGGGTAGCTAATAACGCAGATAATGAACCCACGCGCATATATCGGCAGTTGTTTGATGTGATGTATGTTCATTTTAAGCCAGAATTCATTCCACAATTTGTTTTGATTTTGGGTGATTTTCTGGATCAAGCATCACGTAGTTTGGATCAAGAAATTTGTTTGCTTGCGTTTTTAACAACTGTAATGGCAGATGAAGGATTTGAAGTTATATGAAAATTAAAACTTGTATCCTTGTAGATCCTATGGGCACCTCTATGCATACAGCAGAAGAGGAAGTAGAAACTCATAAAAAAGTATTTGCTGCTTTAATTTTTCCATGTGAATTGGATGCATATCGGGCGCATTCCGTGGGTGGTATTCAAGAAGGTACAGATTTAGTTATTTACGATTTTGGTGGAATGCTGCCAGGAACCTCATTGATGGAAGATAATTCACGGTATTTGATTAAATGGGCTGAAAATAATCCTAATTCTTTGATACTTGTGGTTTCAGATTATACTTATCGTGTATATGTAAAATATGAAATAGATGAATTGTTTGAAAAGGGGGGTATAGAATTACATAATATAATTTTGGAAGACCATAACAAAGATCATTCATTTCCGCAATGGTGGTTAGATGACCATGGTATTGTTATTAGTGGTGATAATCTCGATAAAGCATTTGATGCTTCAATAGATTCACCGACAGAAGATTTGGTAGAGGAAAAATATGTACCAAAGAAAACTGTTAAGAAAAAGAAAATTGCAAAGAAAAAGAAAGAGCCAAAAGAAATCAAAAATGATCCGGATCCAGTTGTCAAAAAGCCAAGAGTTCCAGTGGCTACAATTTCTGTCCCAGTTCAAAGAGATTGGTATCCCGGACAAACTAAAGGGACAATGAGATTTAAATTGGCAGATTGTATGGTAGATGTAATTGAAAATGAAAATACACCAAAAGAAAAACAAGTAGCACATTTCGGTGGAACCTTTTTTGGGTTTTATGAAATTTCTTTTCCCGATGGGAATGGTGATTTATGGTCTTATTCAATTCATCCAGAAGATTTTTATGCAGCATTTAAAACAATGCATGAACAATTATTGAAAGAAGGATAATAATATGACAGAAAAGAAAGTAGTAAAAATGAAAAGACAATCGGGAGATATCCTATCAGATGCGGATGGTACTTGGGAATATATTCTGTAATGGCAGATTTTTTTAGGTTTTTAGATTCAATTAATAAAACGAAAAAAAATTTACTTGAGGATTCTGAATCAGATCCTCAAATAACTGAAAAAGAATATAAGCGGTATGCGTATGTGATAAATCGTATATTTGCTCGTTTTCCTGATTCACTTTATTATGCCCAAGAAATGAATAAAAGATCGAGTTTAGATGGTGCTCCTCAATATCTTTTTTATCTGTATGGTGTTTCTGCGCGTCCTCGTTTTGCAAAAGGAACAAAAGATGAAAAACCTGAAAATTTAGATTTAGTTAAAGAATATTATTCCTATTCTACTAAAAAAGCTAGAGAAGCATTGAAAATCCTTACTGAAAAGGATCTTGAATATATTAAATCTCGAATGTATCAGGGTGGTATAAATAAAAAGAAAAATGTTTTATAAAGATATTTCAGGTCCATCTAAAGACTATTGATCATATAAATAATAATGAAAATTATGAGCCTGGTAATGTTGGGTGGGCCACAAGATCTGAACAACAAAGAAATAAAAGGAAAAATTATGTTATTTGATGATATTGGAATTGAAGTCACTTTATCCTCACCGGATGATTTTTTAAAAACTAAGGAAACTTTAACTCGTATTGGAATAGCTTCACGTAAAGAACCAAAATTATATCAATCGGCACATATATTACATAAACAAGGTCACTATAAAATTCTCCATTTTAAAGAACTTTTTGCATTAGATGGAAAACAAACGAATTTTTCAGAAGAAGATAAAGGGCGCCGTAATACAATTGCAAATCTTTTGGCAGAATGGGGATTAGTAAAATTGGTGGATCCAGAAAAATCTAAATCACCTATTACACCAATTAATTTAATTAAAATTTTATCTTTCAAAGAAAAGGAAGGATGGACTTTAGTTCCAAAATATAATATTGGAAAACCGAAAAGAGTGATATAATGTTTGATAATCAAAAAATTTCTGAATTAAAGGAACAAGTAAAGAATAATCCTGATAATGTAGTAAGCCCCAAAGTAAATGAAATGATGCAGGATATAGTTGAAAAAAGATCTAAAACTCTTTCTACATCTCAATTACTCCGTCAGCGGGCTCAAGAATCATTAAATAATCAAATAGATCCTAATATTGTAGAAATGTCAGACCGGCGTTATTCTAAAATTTCTACTGGGTGGAAAAAGCAAAAATAAATCTTGACAAAAATATTGAGGTATGATATAATTTTGTATTATGTTGAATAAAAAGAAAGCTAAAGATTATTTTGATTATTCGGTTTTGCATAGTTTTTTAGAATCTAAAGTTGGACAACTTTGGGATAAAGTATATTCTGAAATTTGCCATTTTGCTGATGATAAAACTGAAATAGGACAGGAAATTCGTCATCGTATTTTATGGATGGTAGAAAAAAATGTTTATATATTAAATGGTGAAGCATATACTCAACATTCACATTTTCCTAAAATTTATCCTATTGAAGATCTTTATGTAGATCCAAATACTGGTTTTCTTTGTAAAGGAAAATATAAGAGTAGATCTTGGAAACAACCTCATACAAATGAATTAGAAATTGATTATATTCAAAGTAAATTTTTACCAATAAATTTGGGTTTTGGTGATGTATATGACTTTAAACAAATCAAAGGTTGTTGGTTTGTTTATTGGATAACAAAAAATGAAACTACTTATCCAATATATCATAATGGTGTTAAGGTTGATGATGGTATCTATATACAGGAGAATTACCATCAACGCCAATTATCCAAAGAAGAAATAAAGAAAAATGTAACACCAAATCTACAAAAAGGAACCAATAGTAAATTGTATGCTCGGATAAGAACTTACCTCCCAGCATCAGAGTGGAAATTAAATGGCTAGACAGATTAACGAAACGTTGGAATTAGAAAGAGAGAATGAGTTATATTCGGATACTCTTTACTTATTGAAAACAGAACTTGGAAAGATCCGGAGAGAATATACTTTGGAAAGTAATACACAATTGTCCTTGATTGATATAGGCCGCTTGGATGATGATTTGGAATCGCTTGTTCAAGCTATCGAAACCACACTTCTTGGCCTATAAAACACATTTTTATGATTTCCAATCGCTCTATCTTGTTGATTTAGAATGAGATAAAATTCATGGATTTTTGTTTTACTTGAATCTGCGTAATACCGCACCTTTTCTTAACCTTTAAAGAAACCATCAAATAAATATTTGCTATCCACATTGTTTTGTGTAATGTTGTCCTAATTTGGCTATTTGTATTTTCCTTTTGGTTTCTTGTGAGCGTTTTAATCCTGTTTGAGATTTAGACCTGTTAAATATATGTTCTTTGGAAAGTTTCCGATTAGTTAAAGATTTAGATATTTTATTTTTAGTTTTTTGTGATGGATGTTTATTTAATTTTATTTGTGACATTTTGTATATAGTTTCTTTAGAATGTTTTGGTAAATTAATTTTACCTTTACGCCAAGAAATTTTTCCTTTATTTTTCATACCTATTTTATTTTTAGTTTCTTTAGAATGTTTTCCATGTCCATCTCCACCAGGAGTCATATTATATCCATTAATATTTGTATCAAAATAAAATATACAAATGATTTCTAAATTCTTGGCTTCGTCTAAAGTTGGAATATTATATATTAGGATTTTATAAGTCCATTGATCCTCATTTGGATATTTTCTAATAGCAGTATCTAATTTGTGTCCATGTTTAAAATTTTTGGAATGTGAAATTTCTTGTTTCCATCTTTCTTTCATAGTTTGACAAGTATATCCAATATAAGATTTTCCTGATGGACTGGTGTGTTTATATATTAAATAAATAGGTTTAGACATTTGCGTTAGTTACCTCTAATGCTTTGTTCAGGGGCCAATGCGGTCTTAAACACCACTTGGTCCCGATAATAATATTTATATTCACTTGACATTTCATTTATTTTATGTTATGATAGATGTATCATAAAATAAAGGATAAATTATGAGTAATTTCATTGTTGAAGTGGTTAGAATTGAAAAAATTGAAAAACACCCCAACGCAGACCTACTCGGAATTTGTAAAGTATTTGATGGATATCAATGTGTTGTTCGTTTAGAAGATTGGAAGAAAGGAGATTTGGCTGCTTATCTTCCACCCGATTCAGTTGTTCCAAATACTGAACAATTTAAATTTTTGGAAGGGCATTTAAAAATCAGGGCTAGGAGATTCCGCGGGGAAGAATCTTATGGTATGCTCATACCTGCGCCTGAAGGATCGGTAGTTGGTGATGATGTTGCTGATATTCTTGGAATTAAACATTATGACCCAGAATTATCCGCAGAAATTAATTCGGCTCAAGGAGAATTTCAAGATCCTCCACCAATTGATGGTGTAATTTATGATATTGAACCATGGCAAAAATATCGGAATGAATTTGTGGAAGGTGAAGAAGTTGTAATTACAGAAAAAATCCATGGTGCAAATTCACGGTATACTTTCCAAAATGGAAAAATGTATTGTGGATCGCACTATCAATGGAAAAAAATACCAGAACAGGGAAAGAATCTTTATTGGAATGTATTAGAATATTGTCCTTGGGTAGAAGCATTTTGCCGTCTTAATCCGGATGTAATTTTATATGGAGAAATTTTTGGTGCAGTACAGAAGGGATTTAATTATGGTGTTACTCAGGAATGTCCTTATAAGTTTAGAGCGTTTGATGTATTCGCCGCAGGTCAATTTTTGGATTATGACGATGCCCTCGGTGGTGCCAAATCTGATTTTTTGGTACCAGTGTTATATCGCGGGCCATATTCTATAGAAGTGATGCAAAAATATGTAAATGGATTATCTACAATAGAAGGCGCGAAACATATCCGCGAGGGGTGTGTAGTTAAATGTATTAAAGAAAGATATTCTGAAAGGTTACATGGAAGATTAATATTAAAATATGTATCTATAGATTATTTGGAGGACAAAAGGAAGAAATAGCATGTTTTTTCTTTAATGTTTCACATGAAAAACCAAACAAAAAAGGCGGCACAAAAAATTGAGGCGAAACATCACCAATGGACTTTTGAAATTCAAGGTAAATATAATCCATCTGGTATTTCTAATTTTTTTGGTAAATTAAAAGATGAAGGTGGGAGAGTTATTGTAACTATTCGAGAAAATGAAGATTATAATCAAATATCTCGATTACTTATGACTTCAAAATATTTAACTTCTATTCGAGATATGAGAGGTTTAGCTCGTTGGGCATGGGATCGTGGTTTAGTTCAAATGAATAAAGAAGAAAAAGAAAAATGGAATAAAAAGAAAATAGTTCCATTAGATATTAAGGAAGTTTTAATATGAGAAATTGTGGTATAGTATTTGAAGAAGGTTTAGAATATTATGTGTATGAAGTAGGACCAATTTAGATGAAAAACGGTACGATACATATGTCAATGAAATTCCCTATTTTATAAGAAAATATTATGATAAATCAAAAGCGTGAAATATGTAAAGCATGTGCAACAGGTCTTGATAAATACCCGCATAATAATGATCCTAAAACTTGTATTATGGGAAGAAAAGATTATATAAGGAATCTTCCACCCGAGAAACAAATTAAACAATTGGTAATTTATGAACAATTATCACCAGAAATGGGTGAATATATTAATAAATTAGCCAAAGAAAGAAAAAGAACACCTTTAGAAATTTTAGAAGAAGAAGGTATGGAGGTTTGAAATGAAGGTACAAAAGAAAGCAAAGGATTTGAGGGTTGGTGATAGAATTATTGGTTTAACTAAAAGTTGGTTAGTTAAAGACATACAAACAAGCCATTTAACTGGAGTTATATTTCCATTACTTACTTTAGTAGATGATAATGGAGATGAAATGAAAATTGAATCAGGTTCAACTGATAGACTTCAGGATCATATTTATGATGTTGAAATTCCTGATAATGATCAATCAAAATTACCATTTAAAACAGTAAAGAAACCTATTAAAAAAGTTGCTAAGAAAAAGAAATAATTTAATGGGTTAATAAATTATGATACAAATAGAACAAACAATAGAAAAATGGGAACCAAAATATAGTGGTCCTAATTGTTCTGGTATTTGTATATGTGGATGTTCTTGGAGAGAACACCATTTGTGTATGGTAATGAATTTAGAATATTATGAGGTTACTCATGAAAGTTATATTCCTTGTGAATGTTGCGCTTTTGGATTTAATGAAGTAGGTGGAATGAAGTACAATGAGGCCACTGGCGAATGGGAAGATCATTGTCACGGATATATAGATGCTGGTATTAATTTATAGAGGGATGGCAGAGTCCGGTTTATTGCGGCGGTCTTGAAAACCGTAGGTGGGCTTAATAAGTTCATCCGTAGGTTCGAATCCTATTCCCTCTGCCAAAAATTATAAAAATATATGAAACATTTTGCCCGTATAACTCAGTTGGATAGAGTAACTGGCTTCTAACCAGTATGTCGGGCGTTCGAATCGCTCTACGGGTACCAAGTTTTGATGTTCCATACGGACGAGGCTGAGGCTGGTAGCCAACCCAGGTGGGAAGCGAGCGGTAATGGAATATCAAAATAAAATGCTTGACAATTTTTTAAAATATGCTATACTATAATAAAAGAAATACAAAAAGTTTTGGCTTGTTAGCTTAAATGGAAAAAGCTCCAGCCTTTTAAGCTGAGAGATTTGGGATCGTACCCCAAACAAGCCACCAAATTCAATTACAGTTTGGACTGTAAATTGATGTTGTTTAAATATAAAAAGGAAAATTATATGATTAAGTTTGAGACACAAAAATTGGGGAAGGTTGTAATTAAATTCCGGCATTTTCTTCCAGAAGTTAGGATCGCAGATACAAATGTAAATTCATTGGTTTCTTTAGCTGATAAATTGCAATTTTTACGAGGGGAAACTCATTGTACTTTACAGTTAAATGTTGGATATATGGAAGAACATCCTACACTTCCAGAAGTAGAATTTTTTGGAAAAGCATTTACGCATCCAGTTGATAATTATAAAAAAGAAACGGGACGTGTTCTTTCTTTAACTAGGGCACTTGAGGAAGCAGTATCAACCCACACTATTATAACAGAATCAGCCCGTGAAGTAATGTCTGGTTATTATTCTCGTGGTAAAAGTTTTTTGATTGAACCATTAGATGAACAAGCGGTTGCTAACTTGATAAATAAAAATGGTTGAAATAAAAGAAAGTTTAGTTTATAATTTATGGACGGTACATAAACTTGGGTATCCGATTATAATTACTGTAAATAATTGGTTAAATAAAAATGATAATGCTGTAATGGGGAAAGGGGTTGCTCTTAAAGCTAAAAATACTTTCCCCAATTTATCAAAAATGTTAGGCCAATTTATTCAAAATTATGGTAATAGAACCCATTACTGGAAAGAATTTAATATATTTACATTTCCAACTAAAGATAAATGGTGGGAAAAATCAATTTTATCATTAATTATTAAAAGTGGAGAAGAACTTTTAAATTTAGTAAATGAAATGAGAATTAATGAAATTTATTTACCTAAAGTCGGTTGTGGAAATGGTGGTTTAAAGTGGGAAGATGTAAAACCACATTTAAAATTTTTGGATGATAGATTTATAGTTATTATTTAAAACGGTTGATGCGGGTGAAGTGAACAGGTGTCACGATGGTCTCATAAGCCATAGAGTGGGGATCGATACCCCCACCCGCTACCAAAATATAAATACTAACATGAGATAAGTGTCTGTATCTCCAGAAAGGAGTAAGATATCTTATGCTTCTTCATTTAATTTTTGTGTCTTGTATAGTTCTTGCCTTTGTTGGTCTTGCGTGGTATTTATTGGGTACTTTGACGATGGACCAAAGAATTCGAGTAGTTATTAATTTTATTTTGGTTATTGGGTTATTAATTTGGTTATTCGCGTGGTTATTACCCAAATTGATTTTGTTGATTTAAATATAGGGGAATTAAAATTCCCCTTGACATTCTAAATAAATTGTGTTACAATGAATTGAGGTTGAAAATTTATGTGTTCAGGTTGCTCAAGTATCGGAAGAAACGATCAAAAATGTAGTGAATGCCAGGATGCTATCCGGCGTGCTACTAAAACCAAGAAAAAGGTTGGTAGTGTTCATAGATGTTTTGATTATCCGAAGTGTAAGAATATGGCATCTGGTAAGAATTTGTTTTGCTCAAAGTGTTGGGATAGAATCCCCAAACAACATAAGGCAACAATTAGAGAAGGTACTGAAAAGGGTACTCATACTTTGCGGGTTGTTCCAAGCCGTGAATGGACGGCTACAGCATATGGTTATTTGGATAGCGCGGCCCGCGTGGTAGTGGCGCCAGTTGATCCGGATGTAGTTTAGTGGATGGGCCGGCTGGTTGAGGCACTTGCTCTACAAGCAAGTTTAGTAGGGTTCGATTCCCTAATCCACTACCAATTTTAAAAGAAATGGCATTTAAAAATCCAGAAGATAGAAAACGATGGTTTAGAGTGATGTTCTTTGTGCTAATTGCCACAGAAAACAGTGGTATGAAGAAAGAAAATTGGGCTTGTAGTTTTAATGGGAAAATATGACCTTTGCAAGGTTGAGTTCCGAGTTCGAGTCTCGGCGGGTCCACCAAATTCACTAGATGCCGAGGTGGTCGAGGCGCTAGGTCTGCAAAACTGGTCTTAGAGGGTTCAAGTCCCTCCTGGTGGTCCAAATTAGAAATGAGGATAATTATGAAAACGGTTAAACAATTAAAAGAATTAGTAAAAGAATTAAAAGAAAATAATAAAGAGTTGTTAAGAGAAAATTTTGATTTAGATGAAGCCTATCGTGACTTAGAATATTCTTTGGACGAAGCTAATGAAATGGTTGAAAACTTAGAAGAAGAAAATGATGAGTTATTTGAACAAGTTGAATCCTTAGAAGAAGTTGAAAAGGATTTAATGGATAGAGTTAAGGAAACTGATTTAGCAGTAGACAATTTGATTGAGGATATTAATTTTCTTTATGATCGTAATTCGGAATTACTTAAAGAATTAAATTCTTTAACTTGTGAGGCTTGCCGTCCAAGAACAGAAGTGGAAAGTTTAAATAAAGTAGATAAAGCAGAATAATTTTGTAAGGTTGGCAGAGTTCGGTTGAATGCGAAGGGCTGTAGCTCCTTTGTCTCTTCGGAGGCCTCAGTGGTTCAAATCCATTACCTTACACCAGGGACGGAAGTGTTGCCGGTAAGCACGATGGTCTGTGGAACCATTAGATAGAGTTCAACTCTCTGACGTCCCTCCAAAGATTAAAGGAAATATCATGAAAATAAAAGATTTTGTTGAAAGATTAATAAGATATGATCAAGAACAAGATTATGGAAGAGAATGGTTATAAGTATGCAACATACATTATTAAATACACTTAAATTTGTAAAACAAATGAATCAATTATCTGATAAGGAAAAAGATCATTTATTAGTATCACACGGAATTAATAAACGGGCAGCCACTATAAAAGAAGAGGGTGGTATTGCTATTGAAATGGCTCTTTTTGAAGCAATGGATGAAAATGAATTAACTGTAAAATTAACAGAAATAGAAATTAAAAATGCTAGTAAAGAAGATCCAAGAAAAAGAGATTAAAATTTAAATTAAGGAAATTGGATGACGAAATTAATAGTTCTTTCGTTGATGTTTTCAACATTAATATTCGGACAGTTATCGAATGCCGATAAATTATATGTGAATAAAGTATTATGGCCAGCTACAACATTATTATATGCTCAAACAGCACAAGGTACAATGGAAATGAAATGTACCGCTACAGCTATTGATGAAGATAAAACTACATATACATTTGTTACAGCCGCTCATTGTGGTTGTATAGATGATTCGGAAAAAAAGACAGTTACACCAGAAAAAACATTTTTCTTTATATCTCCAGATATTCCTGGGGATAAAGTTTATTTAAAAGCAATTCCTAAAGGTTGCGGATATAGGACTAAAGGTGATGATTTTTTCTTATTAACAGTTGATAAAACTTTTAGTTTTCCTATTATTCCATTAGGTGAAGATCCTAATTTATTAGATGAAGTAATTAATGTTGGTGGTCCATTAGGAATTGGTAAACAAGTGTTTTTAGGGTCTGTTTCTAGTACAAGTGTTGATCGTCCTATTGTTGATGATGCCATTCAATGGACTGGAACTATATTATTACAAGAATTTGGTATAAATGGTGGATCAAGTGGTTCATCGGTTATTTGTTTGAATCAACATGCTATTTGTGCTTTTATAGTTGGTACTGTAGCACAAACAAGTATGATTGCTATGCCAGTATCGCGTTTAATTAAATTTCGAAAATTATTAAAAGATGGAAAATATAAATGGTATCAATCGGATCCAGATGCTCCATTACCTGCGGCTACACAGGGTGAAAAAGACCATTAGGATTTTTATGCCATATTACGATTACGTGTGTAGTGAATGCGGAAAGACTTTTGAAATCTTCCAAAAGATGGATGAAGAAGCCAGAGTTTTGACCCACGGTGATTTAGCAGAAAATTATGAATTGACAGAAAGTAGATGCCGCGGCCACTTGGAACGGAAAGTTTCTACTTCCGCATTGAAATTTGTGGGCCCTGGATTTTATGTGAATGATTATCCGAAAAAGAAAGTTTAGGGACCGTAGCTCAATGGTTAGAGTTCTTGCCTGTCGAGCAAGATGTTGACGGTTCGAATCCGTTCGGTCCCGCCATAATTTCGGATCTTTAAATACAAAAGGTAAGGGAAGGAGATTTATTTTTAAAATAAAAGGAAAAAGTTATTAGCCACGGTAGCTTAATCCGGGAAAGCGGTTGACCTGTAATCAACAGAGAGGGAGTTCGATTCTCCCCCGCGGCTCCAGTTTGGTATGGGTACGCCTAGCATACCACAAGAAGATGGTCCTTGAGCAAGATCATCTCGCCTCCTTACAGGGTTCTTTCGCGTGAGCAAAGAATCCACTAGGCGTCTTTAAAAATCACTTGACAAGCGGCCTTACATACGCTATAATTGTAATTGAGGTTGAATATGTCAGACTATAAATATGAAATTCAAATGGAAGCAGAACGTCTTGCTGAAGAACGTTTTGGTGTAGATTTTTACGATTTGCCTGAAAATGAACAGTATAATGTTTTCCTTGATGCTGAGGTTAATTGGTCGGAAAAAAAGGCCGCTCAAGCGGAAGCTGCATATGACCGTTCACAAGGATTTTAAAATGAAAACATTTCCAACATTATATCATAAAAGTAAAACGGGAGCTTTAGTTCAATGGGATATTTGGACAGAAGGTGATACTATTATTACCCGCCATGGACAAATTGGTGGTAAATTACAACTTTCACCCAAAAAAGCTACTCCAAAAAATTTTGGTAAAGCAAATGCCACAACTGCGGAAGAACAAGCAATTTTGGAAGCTCAAGCAATGTGGACTTTTAAACGGGAACGAAAATATTCTGAAACTAAAGAAGGTGCTAAAGAAGAAATCTTTTTACCTATGTTGGCACACGATTTTCATAAAAAGAAAGGCCGCGGAATCGTTTATCCATGTGACCTCCAACCAAAATTGGATGGTGTTCGTGCAATGGCATATTGGGAAGATGGCCGTGTAGTATTAGGGACTCGCGGTGGTAAAGAATGGACGGCTCCTAAACATATTATTGAAGAACTTGAAAAAGTAATGCCACAAGAAATGGTTCTGGATGGTGAATTATATGTTCATGGAGTTGATTTTGAATCTCTTACTTCATGGGCAAAGAAATATCATGAAGGTGAAACAGAACAATTAGAATATCATGTATTTGATATGCCAATTAATGAATTGGGGAAACGTGATATTTGGAAGAATCGCTTGAAAAATCTTGAAGCATTTTTTCATAAATTAAACCCTACTAGTCCAAAATATGAAAGTGCATATTTGGTTTTAGTACCAACTTATATTGTAAATCAAGTAGTTAAATTACCAAAATATTATGCAGGAGTTTGTAGTGCATGTTTACAACCTACATATGAATATGATGAAATTTTTGATTTTGAAAAAACATTTGTGGAACAAGGATATGAAGGATGTATTGTCCGTAATTGGGATGGTGAATATTTATTTGGCCACCGATCAAGCGATATTCAAAAAGTAAAATCTTTCCAAGATGCAGAATATAAGGTAGTTGATTTCGAACATGGTGTTGGTAAAATGGCTAATTCAGCCATTTGGATTTGTGAAACAAAAGATCATAAGAGATTTAAAGCTACACCTAAAGCATCGGCGGCAAAACGTGAAGAATATTACCGAGATGGAAAGAAATATATTGGTAAGTTGGTGAAAGTAGCATTTCAAAATTTAACAGCAGATGGTATTCCAAGGTTTCCAAGGGCACTTGGATTTCGGGATAAGAAGGATATGTAATGTTATTTCATGTATATTATTGGTGGAAATTATGAGTGAAGAAAAGGTTGCAATGTATAATGATGGAACGATAGAACCGAGTGTATTATTTAAACATGGAGTAGTAGTATGTGGATAGGAAAAACGAAATTCCCTGATGTTATAAAACGAACATTCAAACAACCCGCTTTCTTAAAAGATTATGATTCTTATGAAAAATATGATATAAAATGGGATCAGGATGTGTTAACAATACATAATGAAACTGAAAATCGATCGGAAGATGTTTTTATTAGTGATGTATTTTATAAATTAAAAACCAAATCAAAATGGGAATATAGTTATTCTTATAAAAGAGTAAGTGGATCTACTAAATTTCCTTGTATTGGTGGTCCTTTAAATGGAAAGAAAGCAATTTTTAATACTGAGAAATATATACCATATAATTGTAGTTCTCGGTATGGAAGGTGTGAAACAAGACCACCAAAAGGTATATTAATCCATGAAAGTTTTTTGAAATTTTGATAAATATTAAATATGAAATCTTATAAAGAAATTTTTAAACAAGCAACGCAAACCATTTTATTAAATATGCATGGTTATGTAGGTCCTGTTAAAGGGGCTGATGAACATTGGTCTTACCGATTTGATGAAGGGCAAGAAATATTACTTGATCTTCCAGCAAATGAATGGCATTTTGTCCTTGATGGTGTAGTTATCCAAGTAGGCCGTATGGATGATATGTCTCTTGAAAATTTTTTGAAAGATACACCAATAACTGAAGATAGAGATAAAACAGAACGAGAAGAAAAAAATAAGGAATTTCGTCGGTCAAAAATAGAAGAACCTTATAATGCTAATGTAAATACTATGGGTACTTCACCAAGTTCTATGGGTTAATACCTGGTTCGTCTAATGGTAGGACAGTGGCCTTTGGAGCCATTAATTGGGGTTCGAGTCCCTGACCGGGTGCCAAATTTTGAATTGAGGAATAGTATGGATCAAGAACGAATTAAATTATTTTTATTTTTTCTATTGAGAGATTATCTAACAATAGGAGAAATATATGAAATACTAAAAAATGTAGAAATACGTAAGGATAGTGGGTTAAGATTTGTTTGTACCGAAAATGCCGAAGATATTATGATTTTGGCAGAAAAGTTACAATATCAATTGCGTATTCGATAAGCGAGGAATCCTGTGGCTTCAAGACCATGAGACCATTATAGATTCGGGATTCGCGATTCGCGAATCGCGAATGGGCGCCTCGGATGAGCGTGGCGAGGTTGGTATAATGGTTGTGCGCTAGCCTTCCAAGCTAGTTTATGCGAGTTCGATCCTCGCACCTCGCTCCAAAGGATAATATTATGAATGTGTATATTTTGCGGCGTAATGATGGATGGATTAAGCCATTTTATTGTGGTCGTGATACGTGGATAAAAAATAAGTAAAGCTAAATTATACAAACGTCCTGATTATGTTACACAAGCTATTATTTATATTTAAAAAGACCACCAATGTTATATTGAAAATTATAAATTTTACTTGCTCAAATATGAATTGGTTTTAGATTCTGAAAGTAATTACATTCCCGGGTAGCTAAAGGATCTTCTGGTCTAGCTTAATGGTAAAGCGAAATGCTGTTAACATTTAGGATCTTGGTTCGAATCCAAGGGCCAGAGCCAAATTTCTTACTTGACAACCAGAATTATTTGTGATATATTTAGATTATGTTATTTTGAAGAATTACATCCACATGTGGAACCAATCATTTAAAAGGTAATATATGTTTAGAATATGGAAACAAACCGAGGAGAAAATAACTGGTGAAGTCGATTTGAATTTACCAGAAAATTGGCAAAAATATCATGCGGATAAAGTGGCTTTATTAAGACCGGATTTACGTAATGAATGTGTTCAATTTTTAAAAGTTCATTTAAAACGGGAATCAATAGATAAAATTCGTCAAGCGATTGATAATGACCCACAAGAATGGTGGACAGAATATCATTTTGGTTATGGGATGTATATTAGAAATTTTTTGAGGGATAATGGTTTTGGTGAAAAAGATTTTAATATTGATAATTTGGATGATTATTGGGTTGGATTAGTAGAAGAAGCAGTTAAATTACCAAGTTTATATTTATAGAAAAGAGAGAAAAAAAATGTCACATAATTTACTAAAAACGATTGTTGTTGTTGAAGGAAAGGATTCTTTTGATCTGGATACTAAGGAATCTGATGTAAAACAAAAGGAGTATGTTGAAGATGTCCTTAGTAATTTTAATGAAGGACAAGAAATTTTAGTTGGAGTTTATGAATTGGTTAGAACTTATAAATTATCTGCTAATCCTTCAGCAGTTTTGGTTACTACACCAAAGAAAGGGAAATAAAACGGAAAATACGTTAATATATAGTGATATTGATGAAAATATAGTATCTTCAAATGAAAAAGATTTACAAGATACTGAATTTCTAAATGAACAATTACGCAATAATAGTGGTGATGGAGAAGTGATTTTTGGTATTTATAAATTGGTAAAAGAAGTTAAAATAATTTCTAAACCAGTTTTGGAAGTATTATAGAAAAGTAAAATTGGCCCGGTGGCGAAATTGGCAGACGCGGTAGCCTTAGGAGCTATTTTTTGTGGGTTCGAATCCCTCTCGGGCTACCAAATTTTTGAAGGGAGGGGAAATTTTATGGAAGTAAAAGAATATTTTAAAAAAGAAAAAGAAGTAGCAAGAAAAATAGAAGATAATACAAGAAAATTTAATGATATTGCTTATATGTTGAAAGATATTTCTGATAAATTAGAATCAATAAGCTGTAGTAATTGGAAAGATATACTTGATAATTTGAAAAAATATGGTATAGATTGTTCTATATTAGTGGTTTTGGCAGATGAAAGAAAAGAACTTTTAGAACAAAGATCTTATTTGGAAAATCTTAAAAATGAATAAAACTAAACGTTTTATTATTTATGAATCTAAAAAGAAATTGGTTTCTACTGATACTTATGAGGAAGCTTGTGATTTTATTGAAAGACTTCTTCCAGTAGAAAGAATCTCAAATTGTTCTATTAAAGATACGGAATTTAAACCATGAGTTATGCATTAATCCAATGTGATAGCGATGATGAATCACCATTAGCATTTCATATATTGAATTATGTATTGATGCTCCGAAATGCTGAATTGTGTGGAATTAAAGCGGCCGTTGATTGGCGCCGAGGATCTACAATTGGTTTATATAAAGATTCAAATGCTCCTATATTATTAGGACCAAATGTTTGGGATTGGTTTTTTGAACAACCGTTAGTAGAATTAGATGAAGTCTTAGATAATCCACATGATATTTGGCCGCAAGTATATCCATACCCTATTGGTATGGGTGAATATATGCGAAAGTTGAATGATCTTTTAACATTAGGTCGTATTGATGTTTATAATGTATCTGAAATGGAATTATTAAGGGAAATTGTACCACGACTTGTAAAATGGAGTCCAAGTGTACAACAGTATGCAAATATACTTTTTAAAAGGTATAATTTAATTCCAGAAGAAACAATAGCGGTTTCTCACAGAGGAACAAATAAATTTAATGATTTACGAATTAATCCTGGTTTGAAATTGGTTTCAATTGAAGATTATTTTGGTATTTTAGAGAATTTATTAATAGAACATCCAACATATAAAATTTGGTTTCAACCAGAAGAACAGATAATTGCTGAAAAAATGCAGAAACAATTTCCGCAAATAATAATTATGGATGAATTTTATAGAGTACCACCTCATGCACCGATTGATATGCATATTATATCCGATTGTGTTAATCCACAATCCGGATATGAAAAGGCACTAAAGGTAATAACAATGATGGTTATGTTTTCTATGGCCAGTATTTTGGTTAAGAATGCTGGTAATTTATCGGATTTAGCTGCTATTTTCTCAAAAGGAAAAATTATAAAAGTATGAAAGATATTTTTGAACGTGAAATTAAAATTGGAGATTATATCGCTGCTCCCACTTCTAGTAAATATAAAGGAACACATTTAAGAGTTGGAAGAGTTGTCAACATTACAGAAAATGGTAATATTTCTATTCGGGCTCGTATAGAAGATAAATGGGATTATAGAATTGGAAGAGCAAAAACTTGGAAAGTAAAAACAGTAACTCTTTTTGTGGCACCATTTATGATTTTGTCTAAAGATAATATCCCTAATGATATTTTATTAGAATTAGAAAGCGATAAATAATTGTATAACGCCACTAATAGGGGTGTCGTTTAATGGGAAGGATGGCAGTCTCCAAAACTGTAAGACGGGAGTTCGAGTCTCCCCACCCCTGCCAAAAGGAATAAAATGGCCACAGTAATAGAAGCACCACACGAATTTGGAATAGCTAATAATAGATTTAGTATTTTTCTGGCTGGATCTATTGCTAATGGGACTGCTATCGATTGGCAAGATAAATTAGCCAAAGAATTAGATCGTTTCGATTATATTGTGGTTCTTAATCCTCGCCGGAAGAATTGGAATCCTAATCTTGGCGGATCTCAATTACGTAAACAAATTACTTGGGAACAAGAGGCAATTAAATTAGCGACTATTGTAGTTTTCTATTTTGATCCATCTAAACAAAGTCCAATTTCACTTTTAGAATTAGGACAGTGTTTAGGTAGTCATAAAGAAGTGATAGTATATTGTCCTCCATCATATTTTCGATTTGATAATATTGATGTAACTTGCCAAAGATACGGTATTAAACCACATGCCGATTATCAACATTTCTTAACAGATATTGTTAATGAAATATCGAGGTTATAATGATAGAAAATCTTACATTTAAAGATTTCCAATCTAAAGTTATTGAAGCTTTATGCCCAGTTATTGTATATTTTACAGCTACTTGGGATACTATAGGAATTCAAACACGTAATTATTTAGAAACGGTGAATGAATCCAATTTACATATTGTTAAAGTTTATTCAGTTGATTATGATACTGAAAGAGAATTGGTTGAAAAATTCTCTGTTAGGAATTTGCCAGATATCTATGCTTTTAAAAATGGAAGATTGGTGGGTGCGGCAATTCATTGCACTAATGATAATGAATTATCTCTCCTATTTGGAGGAAATTTTTCATGTTAGTAGAAAAAAGGCTTTTAATATATTCTAAAATTCTAATGTATTGTGCCATAGCAGGTGCATTTTTTACTCTCCCATTTATTATCAATTCTCAGTTGACTTCCTTACAAAATAATGCTACAATACAAATGAATGTATTAAGAACAGATACAATTGCATTGGTAAATAAACGTGCTGATAGTTTTCAGGAATTGACTACGCAATTATTTGATAAAACGGATAAGAGAGTTGGGAATATCCAGGACGCTTTATTAGGACCTAAACAGAGTTTTAAAACCGATGTATTCGCCCGTGTGGATAAATTTACGGAAACGGTAGATATTTTATCAGCAAATGTTAATACGCAATTAGGTACTTTTAATGCAAATTTGAATGAACAGGAAACGGAATTAAATAAAAATATAGATCAAGTGACAACAGTATATGCTGCTCTTCCGGCACAAGTTGGGGAAAGATTTAATCAACAAACAGATTGTACTACAAATGGTTTATGTTGGCAAAACATGACAACAGATGTATTAGCTAATTTCCGTTATACAGGGCGTGATATTAGTGATATGACAAAAACTTTTAATGCAGGTTTTCCAAGTTTGATGAAAGATGCTGGAAGTATTACAAATAATGTAGATGCGATTACAGGGAATTTTAGAAGATTGACTAATCCTAAATGGTATGACCGGCTTATCGGTTATGGGTTAAATGCGGCAGTAATTTATCGAAATTTAAATCCAGTAACAAGTATTGCTTTAACAGGAGCATCATTTCTTTCATCCCGACCATAATATTTTGAGGATAATTGAATGACAGAATTAGATTATGGAATCCGAAATAAAAAAGGATTTCCTATGTTAGAAACTACTCAGTGGATCCGAGTTAATAAACAATGCCATTCGCTTGTTGATGAAAATAACAAAGTATTGGCTATAGTCTTCACTAGTTATGATGATGAAGATGGAGATGAAAATTTTATTTGGGAAGTAGAAGTAAATGATGAAGAATTTGGATCATATATTAGTCTATATTCTGCTAAATTAGCAGTTCAAGAAGCTATTGCAGATTGTGATGCTAGAATGGAAGCTTCCCGTAAAAAAGCTAAAGTTAAAAAAGATAAAAAGGAAGTTGAAAAAAAGGTGAATGCTAGAAAATGTAAATAATATTTTGAAATTTTATAGATTATCCAAAGAAGTTCAAATACCTACATATGCCACTGATGGGGCGGCCGCTTTTGATTTGCGGGTATTTTTAGATGGATCTTCAATTGAATGTTATAGAGATAATAATGAAGTTGCATTTCAATATGTACCACTTATAAATCCTGAATTGATTTTATGGCCAAACTGGCGTTATAAAATTCCTACTGGTTTAATTCTTGATATACCTGAAGGATATAGAGTTGATGTAAATCTGCGTGGTGGGACTGCTTTTAAAACGGGATTAATCCTTTGTAATTCAACTGGGATCATTGATTGGGATTATGTAAATGAACTTTTTATTTGTGTAATGAATACTACAGAAAATTCTATTACCATTCAAAATGGAGAACGTATAGCACAAGCGAAATTAGAACGTAAAATCCATAGTGTTTTGGAAGAACTTTACCAACCACCTGGTAAGAAAACTCAAAGAACAGGTGGATTTAATTCAACTGGAATATTTTAATGATCCATCTTGTATATGTTAATTCTAATTTTCAAGAAGTTCCTGAAGGTATAATGCATTTCTTTGGAATTTCTCCAGAATCTATTATGGAAGAGATTGATAAGGAAATTGTTGCTAAAGTTTTAGAACAGGTTAAGTAAGAAACAAAGTTCTTTCCTCTTGTCTGCGGTAAGTTAGTCCAGTACTCACTTTACCTTGAGAATATACCCAACGCAATAATTGATCCGCAGCACCTTGGTAATTTTTCTGATTTAGAAGTTTCAATAAAGTAGATGTTTCAAAAGATGCTATACCCATATTATAAGTAAAACTGGCTAAAGCATCATATTGGTTCTGTGTGAGTGGAACAATAATACTCGCAGCGAATGCGGCCTCAATAGCCGCAATTTTAACCATCATTAGTTCCACAGCTTCCGCTTGAGTGATGGTCACTCCGGGTACATTATATTTGGCAAGTAATTCTGGTGTATTAAGATTTGTGCCATATCCAATAGATAATCCACCTGCATCGGGATAAGCATGATCGACAAATCCTTCAGAATGTTCGATTCGGTTTAATCCATTTTGTGATACGTTCATGTTAATATTTATATTGACAAACAATAGCAAATTATGATATAATATGTAAATAGAGCTATGTATCTAATTTATAAACATACTTGTAAAATTTCCAAGAAAGCATATATTGGATATACTTATAAACCAATGATGGTCCGTTGGAAAGAAGAAATTAAACACTCTAAAAATGAAAACCATAAATTGAAAATAGATTACGCTATAAGAAAATATACAAAAGAAAATCAATGGATTCACCAAATTTTAATTGATAATATTCCTACTTTAAAAGAAGCCTTAAATTTGGAAATACTTTGTATATTTTATTTTGATACCTATAAACACGGTTATAATTATACTGTTGGTGGAGGTGGTCATGGAAAAAATTCCAAAAAGACAAATATAAAAATATCAAAATCTCTTTCTGGAAAAAAGAAATCAGAAGAACATAAGATACATTTATCGGAATCTAAAATTGGTAAGCCAAATAATCAATTAGGACTTAAGCGTTCCAAAAGATTTCTAAAACAAAATTCTGAATTACATTCCAAAAATTGGAAAATAGTTTATCCGGATTTTAAAATGCGAATTGTTAATAATTTATATAAATTTTGTAAGATTCATAAACTCAATTATGATTGTATGTATAAAGTTTCGGAAGGAAAACACAAATAACATAAAGGATATAAATGTTTTAGGAATTCATTATGAAATTTTACACCAATGTATGTTGTTATGGTTCAAATGTACTATTAAAGGAATTTGATAACGGGAAAAGAAAACGGTACCGGATAAAATATCACCCGACCTTATATGTCCCAGGAAAATCTAATTCAGAATGGCATACATTAGTCGGAGATCCGGTTGAACCCATACATTTCAATGAAATCAAAGAAGCGCGGGAATTTATCAAAGATCATGCCGAAAATGATCAGTATCCCATCTATGGGAATTCACAATTTCAATATAGTTTTATTGCTGAAGAATATCCAGAACATGACCTTGAATATTCATTGAATGCTCTTTGTATTGTTTCTCTCGATTTAGAGCATGAGAACGAACAAGGATTTACACAGGATGATGCGAAGATAGCGCGTGAACGAATCAATGTTCTGACTGTTAAAGAATTCAATGTTGATATCTTCCATGTTTTCACATTCGTAGATGGAAAGAAATATAATAAGAAGAATCATTTTGTTCCAAAATCAAAGAACATTAAGCATTATGAATTTGAAAGTGAAAAAGAAATGCTTTTGGGGTTCCTTGAATTCTGGAATAAATTAGACCCTGATATTATCACAGGATGGAATTCAAGATTCTTTGATATCCCATATTTGTATAATCGTTTAATGAATTTGTTTGATGAAAAGACCGCAAAGAAATTATCAACATGGGGAATTGTCCAAGCGGTTTCAGTAGATTTCAATCATAGAGAATGGCAATGTTATGAGATTTATGGGATATCTCAAATCGATTATTATCAGATCTATGTTAAAAATATCAAAGATCCAAGAGAAAATTATAAATTGGATTATATTGCCAAAACAGAATTGAAAGGTGAAGGAAAAGTTGATTGGCGAGAAAAATATGAAACTATGAAAGAATTTTATGAAAAAGATTTTCAATGGTTTACTGAATATAATATCCAAGATGTGAATTTGATTGAACAATTGGAAAAGAAAGTAAATCTGATTGCGTTAACTGTTGATGTAGCTTATTTGGCTAAAGTGAATTTTATGGATGTTCTCGCGCAAGTAAGAACATGGGATGTATTGATCTTTAATTGGCTTCATCAAGAGAAGATTGTAATCCCACAAAAAGAATATCAAGAGAAAAAGGATCAATATGTAGGTGCATATGTTAAACCACCTAATCCGGGAGTTTATGAAAGTGTAGTATCGTTTGACGTAGCTTCACTGTATCCTAATATTATTCGCGTACTGAATATTGGTCCTGAAGTTAAATTAACCGACCTGAAAATGAATTTAAATTCTGATGATGTGTTGGCGGAAAATGATAAATGGGAAGAGGCTTTTGGTAGAGCGACAAGTAATAATTGTACTAGTGCTTCTAATGGAGTTTTCTATAGTAAGGAGAAACAAAGTTTCTATAGTCGCATGGTTGAAACTATTTTTACTAAACGGAAGAAATATCAAGCGGATCTGAAAGCAGCTAAAAAAGAATTAGAAAGATGTACCGATCCAAAGAGAAAAATAGAATTAGAGAATTTGGTTTCCAAATTAGATGTAAAACAAAAAGCAACTAAAATTTTGCTCAATTCACTTTACGGTGCTTATGGAAATCCTTATTTTCGTTGGTATGATTTGGACAATGCTGAAGCGGTCACAATGACTGGGCAATTCATCATCCAATATATTGCGCGTGAATTGAATCGGTATTTTAATGACCTATATAAGACTGAAAATTTAGATTTTGTGATTTATTCAGATACAGATTCAGTTTATGTAAGTTTGGATAAATTGATTCAGCATGTGTTTAAAGGAAAGAAACCAGATATTGAGACATTGATTAGTTTCTTGGATAAAGTTTGTAAGACTAAATTAGAACCATTGATTGATCAATTGTTTTCTCAAATTACAAATGACCTTATCAATGGGATGAAACTTGAAAAGCCGATCTTAAGTATGAAACGGGAAGTATTAGCAGACCGCGGCATTTGGGCATCCAAGAAGCACTACGCTTTACAAGTATGGAATTCAGAAGGTGATAATTATTTTGAATGTAATGCTTGCCATAATGAGTTTTCTGGTCCTTCTGAAAAAGCACCACCTTGTAATGATTGTAAAAGTAAAAATACTAAACGAGTTTCTAAATTGAAAATTATGGGATTTGATCTTGTTAAATCAAGTACCCCACAATATTGCCGAGATGCAATGAGAAAAGCTGTCCAAATTATGATGACAGGAACACAATTTGAAATGGCAGATTTCATAGAAACATTTCGACAAAAGTTTATGAAATTACCAGTTGAAGATATTGCCCGCCCTCGAGGAGTGAATAATTTAAAAAAATGGGAAGATGAAGCAGACACTTATAAAAAAGGAACAGATATTGGAGTTAAAGCCGTTTTAATTTATAATAAATGTTTAGAGGATAAAAAGTTGCAGAAAAAATATCCTCCAATTACATCATCTGAAAGAATCAAGTATGTATATTTGAAACAACCTAATCCAATTGATGATCAAGTAATTGCTTTTAATGGTAAATTACCACCAGAATTTGGATTGCATAAGTATGTTGATTATGAAAAAATGTATGAAAAGACTTTTATAAATCCAATTGAGAAAATTTTAGACCCAATTGGGTGGAGTACAGAAAAAATAGAAGATATGGATAAATTTTTCGTATGAATACAGAAGAAATGATAGAAGAAAATAATGAATATCCGAAATATAAAACATTAGAAGGTGATAATAAATCTCATACAGTAATGGGTACTATGACTAGAGGACTTTCATTGGTTAGAGAATTTGAAACTGGAGCAACCAGAGATTTAGATATATCAAAGATTGATTATGAAGCTTGTTTATCTCCAATTGTATTAGAAGCATTTGGAGAATATATGTTAAGTTGTAGTGTACAAGCGGATGGATCCAAAAGACCTGGAGATAATTGGCAGTTAGGTATAACTTTTAATTCATATATTAAATCTTTGTTACGACATGTTTGGGATTTATGGAAATTACATAGAGGATATCCTACAATTGATAAAAAAACTGGTAAACCAGTAAATAAAGAAACTGCATTATGTGCTATTATATTTAATGCACAAGGATATTTGCATGAGTTATTGAAGGAAAAATTAAAAAATGGCGTATGTTGAATATTCCTGCAGAAAATTTGGATATTTAATTGTTAAAGAATTTTGTTATTATAAACCATATAATGATAAAGTTTGTTCTTGGTGGAAATGTTTTTGTAATGGTTGTCAGAAAGAAATAATTTTACCACTGGTTTTGTTTAGAAGAAAGAGAAAAACTATTTCTTGTGGATGTAAAAATATTGAAAATTATAGAAAAGCACATTTAAAACATGGATATTTTTCAAGATATAACCATAGAGAAATACCAACACAAAGAAATAATATAACATATGGTTCATATATTAATATGTTGAAAAGATGCTATGAACCAAATGCCAAAGGTTATAAAAATTATGGTGGAAGAGGTATTTCTGTTTGTAGTAGATGGAGAAAATCTTTTGAAAATTTTATTAAAGATGTTGGTAAAAGACCTGGACCTGAATATTCAATTGATCGTATAGATAATGATGGTAATTATAAACCAGGAAATGTTAAATGGTCTACAAGAAGTGAACAAAATAAGAATCGTAGGAAGTAAATGGAACAAATTAAAGAATTAACTGGTCAAGAAATTTATGATCGTGAAGTGTCGGATAGTAAAGCAAGTAATCGCCAAGGTAATTATGAAAAAGGATCTTGGATAGGTACTTATAGAGGACATAAAATTTTCCCAATTAATCCAGATCCTAATGAAATTGATATTCAAGATATTGCCCATGCATTGGGAAATAACTGCCGATATACTGGTCATGTGAATCAATTTTATTCCGTGGCACAACATTGTGTAATAGTAAGCGAATTAGTTCAACCAGAAAATGCTTTAGCTGGATTGCTCCATGATGCTTCAGAAGCATATTTAAGTGATATTGCCCGACCTGTTAAATATAGTAAAGCACTTGAAGGTTATCGTGAAGTCGAAGCTAAATTAGAACGAGTAATCAATGAGAAATTTGGGTTACCATATCCAATGGTACAAGATGTTAAATGGGCAGATGATATGGCCTTGATGGCTGAAGGATATTATCTATTTAAACCTATTCCAGATTGGGTAACGGAAAGATTGTCACAAGAGGGATTAGATAAACCTATGATTCCAAGATTTTTTTGTTGGCCTCCTGTAACTGCCAAAGCGATGTATATTAAACGGTTTTTAGAATTAAATGGTGTGAAACTATCAATAGCCACTGATGAAGATTTCTTACAAATGGAGAGAATGAATGGCGCGTCCAAAGAAAATTAAAGCAGCAAACAAAATTCAACGGGTAAAGAAACCAAGAGCACCTAAACCTGTAAGAGAAAAGAAGGTACGGGAAAAGAAAGTAAAGCAAACGGCCAATATCGCCTTTTTTGAAAAGATAGCCAAAGCAACAGGAAATGACCTTGCTCAAGCGGCTTCAAATGGAATTATATCAGGCGATGTAACGGGTTGGATTGATACGGGTGTATATCTATTGAACGCTCAATGGAGTGGTTCATTATTTGGTGGAGCACCTAACAACAAGATTGTTGTTTTCGCAGGACCATCTGCTACAGGTAAGACCTATTTCATTTTAGCATTGGTTAAACATTTCTTGGATACGCACCCGGGATCGGGGATCATGTTCTTTGAAACTGAAGGTGCGATTACAAAAGATATGATGGTGTCAAGAGGAATTGATGTATCTCGTGTATATGTGATTCCTATCGAAACGGTTCAAGAATTCCGGACTCAATCACTTAAGATGTTGCGCGTAGTGAAAGAAACAAAACCTTCAGAGCGGCAAGAATTGATGTTTGTATGCGACTCTTTGGGAAATCTTTCTACACAGAAAGAAATGGAAGATGCTGAATCGGGTAGTGAGAAACAAGATATGACCAGAACCCGGTTGATTAAATCAGCATTCAGAACTATTACATTGAAAATGGGTTTATTAAATATTCCATTCTTTATTACGAATCATGTATATAAGACTCAAGATCTATTTTCTCACACAGTCCAATCGGGTGGCAGTGGGCCACAATATGCCAATTCGCTTTCAGTATTCTTGAGTAAGAGTAAAGATAAAGAAGGAACTGAAGTAGTTGGAGTTATTTTACACTGTAAGTTAGAAAAGGGCCGCTTGACGAAAGAGAATACATTGATTGATGTATCTCTGGATTATGCGGGCGGATTAGATAAGTATTATGGATTACTGGAACTTGGATTGAAGTATGAACTATTCAAGAGAGTAAAAGAGAAGAAAGAGAAAACAGCAACAGAAGGATTTGCGAAACTGAAAGAAGGTAAAGAGAAAGCAAAGAAGGGTGGTAAAATTAGAATTGGTGATAAGGTAGCAACTGAAAAACAGATCGAAGCAAACCCAGAGGTATATTTTACCGATGAAGTGCTGAAGGCGCTTGATGTATTTGCCGGTAAAGAATTCAATTATGGTATGACGGTTGAAATGCCGGAGGAAGTAGCGAGTGAGGTTGAGGAAGATTAAGAATTGTTTGACTTTTTGAATTGAAATGAAAGGTGGTTTAAGTATATAATGGATTGATGTGACGAAAAATATTTTATGACTATAGATGATTTTGTTAATGGATTATTTGATTTAAAATATGATAAACATCCTGGAGTAGCAACAAAGAAATATTTAATAAAATGTGATGCTGACTTTATAGAACAACCAAAAGGTAGTCAAAATTTTCCAGATTTTGATCCTGTTGAAAATATTTTTAAAGAAGGAAAATGCTGTTTTCGGATAGAAGAAAAATCAAATAAAAAACATGGGATCCATGTAAAACCAATGTATAACGGTCATATTGTGGAAAGAATTGAAATTAGTAGCCAAGTCAAATGCGGCATATGTTTTTACAGCACAACAACCTTTTACAACTACGCTTATCAATAGTAATTTGAAATGGTTTAAATATTGTTTAGTTTG